CCATAGCAGCAATACTCATACCAATACCACTGCTATTTCTTAGATAAGTGTGTGCAACACCAGATCTCTGATCGTATGGGTGTGCTTTGAAAACACTACCATCACCCTGAATGATGCTGTGGTAGTGACCTTTAGCTCTAAAGTTGTATCCACCACCTGTCCAGTGGAGGAACATCTTACCACCCTTAGCAAATTGTGGAATCTTGTCACCACCCACCATGCGGTCTTCTGAAAAAGCACCACTCTTAGGACGCTTCTTCTTGACCCTGTTGATCTTGCCACCTACAGCAGCAGACTGAGTGCCAGACCGAATACCAAACTCTTTCTTTTTCCGTCTGATTCTTTCACCCAATTCATCGATGGTAATACTACCATCGTTATTCATGTCTAGACCAGCGTTACCTGTATACCAGGAGGAGGGGTGATACCCAAAATCATCACTGAATCCACCTTTCTTTGCTAAGACATAATCGCCTGCTTTGTTAGCAAATGCAGGGAGGAATGTAACTGTATAGAGGTGACCAGCACCTGCACCATAAGGTAGTTTCCAATAATCAAAGTATTTCTCAACCAGTTTCATCTGGTCAGCACGACTCATCGCTTTGATCTCACTCTGAGTCTTACCTACGAGTGCTGCGCTATCAGTACTAAACTGAATCAGACCAACGTGAGTGCCATTATCTGCAGCGGGATTGAATCCCGACTCGGATGCAATCTTACCTAGAAGATCTCCTGGATCAACACCAAATTTCTTAGCAACCCTATTAACTTCGTTAATAAATGCAGGGTCATTAGGGACACTACCAGTCGATGCTGCAGGAATATATCTACTACTACCATCACCAGATCCACCCGAAGATCCACCACCAGAGCTTCCTGATGATGCTGGTCGAGCAGCACCACCACCACTTCTCGCTTTATCTGCTTTGATGCCCATGATCTTGTTAAGGACCCCGACACCTTTGATCAAGATACCACGAAGACTCCTGTCATCCTTATTTGTAACAATCTCCAGCAGAGTCTCTTTGAAGTCATCAATCTTACTGCGAGGATGTGATGATGGAGGAGGTGATCCCACCATACCACCACCTGCTCGACCCATACCGTCAAAGTCAGTAAGACCGAATGTCATCGCATCTAGGATACCAGCACCAACGCTGGCAGGATTCATCAATCTCTTAGCATTACTGATGATAAACTGGACTGTCTTACCAATGACATTTATTGCACCACCAAGGATAAACTTAGTGAAGTCACCAAGAATCTTAAGACCATCCCCGATTAGTCCAAAGAGGGGACCTAAGAAGTCAAAGAGTGCCCCAAACATCTCTTGGAAGGGTTTCAGTAATTCCCCACCAACATCCTTGATGATATCAAACAGCATCTTAAATGCGTCACCTATTGGTCCCATAATGGGCTCAATAATAGGTCCAATAGATTTACCTACCCATTCACCCAGGAAACCACCAACGGCACTACCGATCATAGGTGCCAGGGGTCCCAACCAGGGAGCAACTGCTGTCAGAGCAGCAGCACCAGCGACACCACCAACTGCCTGTCCAACACCAGCACCGATCGCTGTGCCTGCACCCTCGCCACCAGCAAGACCTGCAGCAATACGAGCACCACCACCGAGCACAGACATTCCTGCCATGCCCTTCATGCTCATCATACTGCGACCCATACGACCCATGGTCGTGGATCCCTTGAATGCTTGGCGTCCAGGGATTCTGGATGCAAATCTATTCTTTGCTGCCTTACCGCCATAGCGGCGAGCATATCTCTGTCTCGCCTCTTTAGATGCGTTGCTAGATCTTACACCTCTAGGTGGTCTAGCATTAGGATCTACACCTGCTTGCTTCGATCCTCTGAATACACCTTTGATCCAGTTGATGTCTTGCATCAACTTCCAAGGAGCTAGAATATACTGTGCTGCCCTGAGTGTAGCAAATCCACCAAGGACTTGGAATGCACCGAGAATAAATCTCAGTCCTCTTTTTACCTTACCCTCGTTTAGATCACTGAAGTCACCAAACATATTGGTGAGACCATCTAGGATCCCACCGATACCAAACTTGGCAAGATTGAATGCAAACTTACCAATAGCAAATGCTAGTTTGAATACTTTTACGAATGCCTCTGGATTCTTCTCCATGACATCCAAGACACCAAATATAATAAAGTATTTGGCAACAGTGCCAAGAATACCACCAAGTGCCTGTAAGAAACTCTTGACTGGTTTCTTGACTTTCTCTACTGCTTTCTTTTTATCTTCCTTTGCGTCGTCTACGCCCCTTTCTGCCTGCTTCTCAGAATCATCTCTCTTTTTCTTCTGGAAGAGTTTCCTGCCAAACCTTTTCATCTTAGCGCCGAAGGTTAGTTTCTCCTTCTGCTCAGATTTGACCTCTGCAATCTGCTCTTGAGTATTAGTCTTAAGAAACTCTCTTTCAAACTCGATTAACTTTCTCGCCTGATCCAGGTTTACGCCAATACCTTGGACAGCAACACCAGTACGATTGATGCCCTTCCGAAGTTCCTGTAGGTTTCTGCCTACAGGAGACTTTACGGTGGTTGGTTTAATTTTGACGAAACTACGGATAGCAGCCATTAGAGAGACATACGATTTTTCTCTGCGGATTGCCGTCTTTCCTCTTCAGCAATGTATGCTAATAGGAGATTCACATATACATCTCTTTCCCACGGCATAAGATTCTCGATTTCGGTTAGAGAATACTTGTGGTGTTGGGCAAGTGCAAAATTAGTCTTGTAATAGTTTTCAAGACTATTGTGCATCAGGGCTACTCGAAAAAAGATGCGAGACCCTCAAGCACAACCTCGCTGGTAACACCAGTTTTGGGGTTGTCTATAGGTAAAGTATACGAAAGTTTTGGCATGGTTTCAAAGAATCGTTGGATCTTTGCAAATTGCTCAGAGTTAAGATTCTCTAGAAACTCCATTGCTTCCTTATGAGTAAAGGAGTCATATACTTCTTCATCATCATATACTTGACCGATGCAGCTGGCAGCAAGTTTGAAGACATCATCCATAGAAGGATTGTCTGACATATTCTGGTTAACGAAGACTTCCAGGGAAGGATACTTCATTACAACACCAACAGTATCATCAAGTTTGATCTTCTGCTCATGATCATCAGGGACTACAACTTCAACCAAGTCCAGAGGGACACTGACTTCAACTTGAGTCTCCCCATCATCGGGGCAGGTGACCTTAAATTCACTGACCTCACCAACTGCCTTGCCACGAATCTTCAGGAAGATATATTCGATCTCAAATGTAGCGAGATCCTCAACCTTATTCTTCAGGTTAGTGCAGTTTTTGATGATAGTCTTAACCGCTTTGATCATCTCTTTGTCATTCTGAGATTCCATTGCCAGATACAGCAACTTCTCTTCCTTGACCAGAAATGGACGGTATGCGACCTTAGTGCCCGAGATGGGCATTGTCAATTCATATTCAGGAATTGCAAGTTTGGGTAAAGGCATGATATTCCATTACAGTTGGAATTATTTAGACGCCTTTAGATGCCATAATGTGATACATCTGCCTGCAGTGTGGAGAATCCAAGTGCTGCTGCTGTTGCATCAAACGTATCGATTACCTTATCACTTGAATTATTTGTATGAGGCATAGTATCATCTGCCACACTATCAAATCTATATCTCTCATAGTAGAAGGAGATATCAAGTTTAATCAACTGCGTAGGACCATTATTGACGGTAATAGCAGACATATCAAACGGGAATGCACCATACAACTCCCATACACCAGTGACTCTATTCAGTCTCTGCTCGTATGTTCTACCATCATCAAGTCGTCCTTCAAAAACAATAGGAGATCCAACTTCCCACTTCTTGATTCTAATGGTAGTTGTATATTCACTGTAGAAGGTAACTCTATTCTCAGAATCTGATGCTGTGTAATTCATCCACTTCTCAAACATATCCCTATGGTAGAGATCCTTGGGGAGAAGGAAAGATACACTCATCTCAGAGAATGAGGTGTCAGTAGCAAATCTACGCATTGCACCCACACTTCTAACCTGACCAGTGGTAATTCTTCTACCAGGGATGGTCACATCATCAGCGAGAGCATTAACGTAATCGTAATGGTTTTGATAGTTTCTTCTTACGTTATCATCATTTGCTGCCAATACAGGAGGGACAGCGATTTCGATACCGTAAAGGTTAGATCTGGCAGGCTCAAGACGCCCAGACCCTACTAGGTCCATAAACCTAGTGAAACCATTATCGGCTCTGAATGCCATTACAGTCTACTCCAAATAAAGCTAGAAGGGACATCAATCATTCTCCCTACTCTAGGCATCGTAAACTGCTCAATTGGTAGTGGAGTCATGTCTGCAAGATCTTCCTTACGGATAGTCTTGACAGCAGATACATTAGACATGAAGTATTTATGATGACATCGCCTAGGATATGCCACACTCCCATTTGCCCAATTCTTACAGATCGACTTTCTAGCATCAGGTCTCAGATAGTGGACGTTACCACCAGAGAATTGCATATTCTGAGTATCCTTATCGGTGATCAACACCATAGGAAACCTGTCATAGAAGGGCAGTTTATCTGCTGTAGCAGCACCGTAAGCAAACAGGATGATATCACCTACATCA